TAACATCATTAAGACCTTTTGCAAAGCCAGTTAGATCTTGTGTTAGTGTTACCTCTTTCTTTGCAAACATAGTTGCATCATCTTTAATGTTACCATTAGCATCAAATATTTCTGTATAAAAATCATCTTGATATGCTTTCATAACATTACCGTTAATAACAGGTAACTGTACACCACTACCTTCTAGTTCTAGTACACGACGCATAGCTTTTTCTCTCATCTTAGCTCTACCTAATAGGAATGTAAAGGCATCGTCAGTCGCTGCCATTATTTTAGTAGAGTAAGTAAAAAGATTATTGTTATTAATACCACGAATCATGTTAGTCATCGCAAAGATAGCACGATCTTGTTTAGATGCTCTGCCACTGTCCTCTGCCCATCTACGCATAACTTCCCAGTTAGCATCACCTTTAGTAAACTCAATAAATCTAGTCTTAATAGTAGATATATCACCACTCCAGTAGCCATTTAACTTAGTAAAGAATAAATCAAATGCT